TTCGTTTTGACTCGCCATTTTCGTTCTCTTTCTTTGTAATCTCGTTGCCTATATAAGTCATCATTTCAACATATTTATTAGTTTGACTTAACCACCCTGCACCGTTTGGAGTAATACCATTTTTATAAAACCCGTATGACTTAAACCACCACATCGTAGCCATATCTAAAATATTGAATGCACATCTTCTAAACTTCCACTCTCCAATTGTTTCAATGTCAAACGGTGCATCTGTATCTTTATACTGTGTACAATCAAAATTACAATGATGATTTATAGAAATTACTATTTTTTTTTATCTTCAGCAGTAATATTATTAATCTCTGTTACCTTTTTAATCAATTCTGTTAATACGGACACACTCAATGATTCGATTACTTTTCTTTTTTCCATTTCAGGACTAAAGTTTTTAACTTCAACAAGGCATTTATCAATAAAATCAATAGTCGCTTGCCCTGCAGTTTTTGCTTTATCCCCATCTTTTACCTCCCCTAAATCAAGTCCTTCCATAGCACTTAACGGTCTTAAAACAAATACCGTTTTAGGCTCTGTGTCTGAATCTAAAGAAAACTCGATACGTTGGTTTAGGTCTATTCCTACTAACATTTGACTCTCCCTTGTTTAAGGTTATGTAACAATAATTGAAACTTCATCATTCCCACTATTCTGTGCCGCTTCCCCTTTTATCTTCTCGACTAGAACTTCATCTCTATCTTCATATTCAGGGAAATACGCATTGTATTTAGGAATGCTAAACGTGAATATGTTTCCTGCTGTTGCACCAATAACCCAAGATAATGCTCTTGATGTTGTTAAAGCATCACTTCTAAAATCATAAGAAGTTTCAATAGTTGCTTCAGGGTCAATCGTAACCATCGGGTCACGTCCTGTTATTTCAAACCCAAGAATTGAATTAGCATCGCTGATACTTGGTCTTGCGGCAATAACGTTATTCATTTCAAGTAAGATTGACTTTAAAACTAGAGTTGTTTTTGAATTATATGAGAACTGTGCTGATTTACAAACTGGCGGAGTTGTTGTTTCTAATGTCGGAGTTGCTAAGGCAACTAGTGTCGGTGCAGCATATCTACCGCTTAAAGTTACATCTAAAGAAGCAAATTGTCCTGCTTCACAATTAATCTTTACATCACCGCGACACCCAGTCATAACGTGTCGTCTACCATCAACAAAAAAGTAAACTGTTACCGTTTCAAAACCACTAGAGATAGGTAAGAACGTATTACTTGTTGATGATACTGTTGTCATCCCAAACCCACAAGAACGTAGAATCACTCCGATTCTTGGTGCTGTTCCTGCTGTACCAGAACCTTTTAACTCGACTTTAAAATTCAACTCTGCGAACTTTGAACCAGAAACAGAAGCCAATCGACTTAAAGATGCAACTTGTGCTAACCGTCTTACAGGCTCAACATTTTCTTTAAACTTAATATCATAAGCTAAGATTGAATCTGTTGCGACTACTGGAACTGAATCTGTGTCATACGTTGTTTCGATTTTTGCTAAAACTAATTGATTCTTTTTTCTCATTGCTGTTGTAGCCATTTTATTTCTCCTTTTTAACTATAAACATACTGGTCTATAATTTTTATTTGTATTGTTAACAAAAAATAACTTTTCAATTCTTGTAATGCCCAAGAACTATATTTCTGCATACGTACATAACTCTGCCAATTCGCAGGGTCATCTAACTCTTGGATTAATGTATCGCGTTTTCTATTTGCTTGGTCTCTATCGATAATATCGTTTTGTCCTGACTTAGAGAACGCAACTTGCACCTGCCAAGATTGTCCGTCATAAAACCTATCGGATATAGTTTCATCATTCATATTTCCTGATAAAGCAGTCAATATAAATGTACTTCCGTGTTCTGCTGTTGGTGCAACTTCAAAATCTGTATACTCAGATTCGGCATAACTATTTAACTCTAATGTTTCTACCAACCCATTCTTAACTGTATCGTAACTCATCCTCGACCTGACCTTTTAATTGGTGCTAAAAATGACGAACTTGCGTTTATTAATACACAACGACAATTCTCTTTGCAAACTGTAAACCCTGCTCTCGGCAAACCATCTGCCTCCCATTGCTCCATTGTTTTTGTTTGACCGTGCCTATCAATACAATCAGGACACGTATTTACTAATACCGCTACCCATCTAAAATTGACAATATCAATGTTTTGTGTAAACTGCCCTACATCACGGAATCTATTAATAATCCCGTTAGAAGTCGCCCTGATTGAAGTTCTAAACTCGCCGAACAACCGACCACCTTCCTCTAAATCCGCTAACAACTCCTGTTTAATAGATTTATCACTTGCACCTTGTAACCTAGCAAACTCAATAAACTCACTTAATGTCAATGCCGTCTTAGAAGCCTTAGAGTTTAAAAGAAGATTCATTGCCTCTATTTCAAAATTCGTCATATCACTAAAACTATCTATTTCTGCCATTACTTCCTCAATTCTTCAACTATTCTTTTTCTCATATATATCATAGCTTCTGTTTCCATTAATGTAGATATCCCAAAGAAATTAAAATGTTTCTTTCCGCTTTTACTATTAATCCCGTCAATTTGTAAATACCCACCAATCTCTTTTCTTGCACTATTCAATGTTACTAAAACAGAATCTTTCCTAATTTTCTTTTGTATAAAACTTGTAACTAATTTGCCGGTAGCAATTAAAATCTTAGTAGATAACTTTTTCTTTTTCTTATAAGCAATAGTCGAACGTTCTAATGCAGGGAAACGTTTATTATCTAAAGTTTTTTGTTTATGAATATTATCAGATATAGTAGGAATGATTATTGTATTAGCAATATGAGTTAAATCACCTTGAAAATTCAACTGTGGAAAATTAAGTTTTCCTTTAATCTCTACGCTTATCATTCTCAATCACACCCTGATTAATAGTTGGATTAGTTGTATCTTGAATAATAATCTCTCCATCTTTTTCAATGTTTTTTGCAAAAATAATTCCTTCTTCAATCGCTTTAGGAATATGATTCTCAAATAATGATTTCTTAATAGCTTCAACAACAAACGCTAATTCTGTTTCAGGATTAACCATTATTAAATCAATATCTATATTAGACATAATCTGGTCTATTTCTTCTTTCATAGCCCGTTCAATTACGTCCATATTATCTATATGTTTATGTATAACATTATCAAGCATCGGCTTTCACCTTATCCTTCTCCCATTTTTCTTTAAATAACTTACTTCTATCTAAAGATGATTTCATATATGTAGGAAAACCCATCTGTCTTATAGATGAGTTTATTTCGTGATAATATTTCCCGTTAGCGTGATTGATATGAGCAACCCATTGAATAATCCCTAACTTCTCCATCTGCATATAACTATCTAAATCTTCCCACCCGTATCCAACACCATACCCCTCGTCTAACCTTACTCCTCGTTCAAATACCGTTCGTCTATACATACCATAAAATATACAATGGCATTTATGAGGTTTAACATCAAACAACTTCTCGCAATATTCCTCGTGATTCTTCTGTCCAAAATTATTCTTTTGATTAGAGAATCTATTTGGATGCATACCAATTGCATCACATTCAGGATGAGTTTCTAACCAATCTAATAAACAACGAATACTATTCTTAACAGGAACAATATCCCCGTCTAGTAATAAGATATATTCACCTTTGCTAGCGTCAATCCCTTGATTCTTTCCAACAGATATCCCAAGATTCTTAGGATTATGAATAGTCGCTGCTTGTTTGCACTCATCCGTCGAGCCATTATCAACGATAATAACTTCAGACTCTATCCCTTTTAACTCGTCCGACAACAAATGCAAAGTATCGTGCAATGTTGCATAAGTATTCCAGGTAAGAATATTTATAGATAATTTCAATTATAACTCCGTTTATAATGATATTATAATATAAATCCCTAAGTGCGTGATATTTTTATTTCAGATAAATTTCGTTGTGTTTCTTCATTATCTATGCCACCGCTCTCGTCGGCATCATAATCTAAAGTCATAGTATCAAAAGCCCGTTGGAACTTTTCCCAATATTCTTTTGCTAACATATTCCATTTATCGTCAACTGAATCCATTAAATCTAACGCAATAAAATGAATAGTTAAATAAGTTAACGGCATTTCTATTTGTGAAGATTCAAGAATTAAAGAATCCCTTTGCCCTTTATTATAAATCATTGTTTCTATCTTTTTAAAACTCTGTAATATTTTAGTTGAGAATGACCTAACACATCTATATACACTTGTTGAATCAGGAGTTGTCGCCCAGTTAGGCGTAACAGTAAACGTACTTGTTGATTGAGTAAATGCTGTAACGCTCCGACTTTGATTTGCACCTGTGCCTGTTAATATTTCAAGAACGCCACCCTTCCAAAAGTCATCAGATTCTTTTCGTTTAGCTGTGTCAACCAACGTGCTAGTCGTTGCACTAGCGGCTGTTCCTGTTGCCTGGCTATTAGCTTTTCTAAGGCTATCTAACTCAGCATATAAATCGTCATCAGTGATTGGGATTGATAATATACTTTTAACAACATCAAACAACTGTGTTTCATAATAAGTCGTACCAGCAACCACATACTCC